AGATATAAAAAAGAATATGGACTTATTGATTTTAATGACATGATTACAATGTTTACAAAATCAGACGCAGCAGTTCCTAAGTTTGATGTTGTATTTATTGATGAAGCACAAGACTTATCAAGAATGCAATGGGACATGGCAAAAGCCATATGGAATAAAACAACCGATTCTTTTATTGCAGGAGATGACGACCAAGCAATATTTAGATGGGCAGGGGCAGATGTGGACTCTTTCATAGCGCAAGAAGGACAGATGTTGCCCTTGCAACAATCTTTTAGAATACCGGCTAAAGTTCATGGTTTAGCTATGGGTATTATAAATAAAATTAGAAACAGAATAGATAAATCTTGGAATCCAAAACTTCATCAAGGTTCTCTTTCTCGATATGATGATTTTGAACAATTAGATATGTCCTCAGGTGAGTGGTTAGTTTTAGCTAGAACCAAATATATGTTGGACCAGTTAGAACCAACGCTTTATTTAAATGGTTTTCATTATCAAAATAAATTTAGAAAAACTAAAGAACAAAATCTACATATGGCTGCAATTGATTGGGAAAATTTAAAAAAGGGTCAACCTCTTGCTTATGATCAAGTAGAAAGAATTTATGGATATATGAATAAAAATACAGAGAAGAATAAATTAAAAAGTATGAGTAAAGATAGCACGTACGACATTGAAGTGATGAAAAAATATTATGGATTAAAAACTGATAAACCATGGTTCGAAGCATTTGATGATGCACCAAAAAGAGACATAGAATATTTAAGAAAGATGCGAAAGAATGGAGAAAAATTAAATGAACGCCCACGTATAACTTTGTCTACCATACATGGAGCGAAAGGTGGTGAAGCAGATAACGTTGTGCTTCTTACGGACTTAAGTTTAAATACAATGAAATCATACGAACAAAATCCAGATGATGAGAATAGATTGTTTTATGTTGGTGCAACAAGGACCAAGGAACATTTACATATTATAGAACCAAAACAAAAATACAAAGGATATAACTTATGAATCATCCATATGCTGAAAGTAGAAAACGTGCTAGAAAAAAATGGAGAACAAGTCCTAAAGGTAGAGCATGGGACAAAGCCTATAATCAACGACCAGAAGTTAAAGCAAAAAATCATGAAAAATATATTAAAAGTTTAATTAAGGAGTGTACATCATGAGTAGTGTTTGGGACAAACAACACGGAGGAAGTCACTATCAAAAATTTAAAATTCAACCAAGTAAGTTTGTAGTTGAAAATGAGTTGCTCTTTCCAGAGGGCTGTGCTATAAAATATATCTGTCGTCACAGACTTAAAGGAAAGAAGGAAGATATTTTGAAAGCGATACATTTTTTAGAAATGATACTTGAAAGAGATTATCCTGAAGAAAAAAAAGAAATTAAAACAGAAAGTAAAAACTCATGGGGGATAATTAAATGATACAAAAACCTCTTTTTACCGCTCCAACGGAGTGGACCCCACCAGAAAATTTTCCTGATTTATCTAAATACGAAGAAATAGCAATTGACTTAGAAACAAAAGACCCAGATCTTGTTAAAATGGGATCAGGTTCTATTACTAAACAAGGAGATATTACTGGAATAGCTGTAGCTGTTTATGGATGGTCTGGCTATTATCCAATAGCTCATGAAGGTGGTGGTAATTTAGATCGTAAAAAAGTATTGAAATGGTTTCAAGGTGTATTATCTACACCAGCAACAAAAATCTTTCATAACGCCATGTATGACGTTTGTTGGATTAGAGCGCTCGGTTTAAGTATTAACGGTAAAATAGTAGACACGATGATTGCATCGGCCCTGGTTGATGAAAATCAAATGCGTTATGACTTAAACAATTGCAGTAAAAGATATACTGGAAAGACAAAGAATGAAACAGATTTATATAACGCTGCACGTGATTGGGGGGTTGACGCCAAAGCAGAAATGTATAAACTACCTGCGATGTATGTTGGCGCATATGCAGAAAAGGACGCCGAGATAACTTTAGAATTGTGGCAAGAATTAAAGAAAGAAATTTTACACCAAGATTTAAATTCTATTTTTGAATTAGAGACTGAACTTTTTCCCTGCTTAGTTGATATGCGTTTTTTAGGAGTTCGTGTAGACGTAGAAGCAGCTCACACATTAAAAGAAGACTTACATAAACAAGAAAAAGAATTATTACAAAAGATAAAAAAAGAAACCCAAGTAGATGTTCAAATATGGGCAGCGAGGTCGATAGCACAAGTTTTTCAAAAACTTCACCTACCTTATGAGACAACCGAAAAAACAAATTCTCCATCATTTACTAAAAACTTTTTACAAAATCACACCCACCCACTTGTGAAATTAATTGCCCAGGCCCGTGAAATAAACAAAGCCCATACCACATTTATAGATACCATATTAAAACATAATCATAAAGGAAGAATTCATGCTGAAATAAACCAACTGAGAGGAGATAATGGAGGAACGGTAACCGGAAGATTTTCTTATGCTAATCCTAATCTCCAGCAAATTCCTGCTAGAAACAAGGATCTTGGACCACGGATTAGGTCATTATTTATACCCGAGGAAGGCCATAGATGGGGTGTATTTGACTATTCTCAGCAAGAGCCTAGGTTGGTAGTACATTATGCAGCTTTACAGAATCTCTATGGTGTGGACGAAGTATTGAACGAGTATCATGAGGGAGATGCCGATTTTCATACTATCGTGGCAGACATGGCAGAGATACCTAGATTACAGGCTAAGACTATAAATCTTGGTCTGTTCTATGGTATGGGAAAAAATAAATTACAAGCAGAACTTGGAGTGAGTAAAGAAAAAGCTGAAGATTTATTTAAACAGTATCATGGTAAAGTTCCATTTGTTAAACAACTTATGGATGCTGTCATGAAACGTGCTCAAGAAAGAGGACAAATTAGAACTTTACTTGGAAGACTTTGCAGGTTTCATTTATGGGAACCAAATCAATTTGGTATTCATAAGGCATTGCCTCACGATGCAGCGCTCTTGGAACACGGACCTGGGATTAAACGTGCTTACACTTACAAAGCATTAAACAGATTAATACAAGGATCAGCTGCTGACATGACAAAGAAAGCAATGATAGAATTATATAAAGAGGGAATTACTCCGCATATTCAAGTTCATGATGAATTAGATATTTCAGTAACTGACAATGCTGACAAAATTAAAGAGATAATGGAAGCTGCAGTTTCACTTGAAGTTCCTAATAAAGTAGACTATGAATCAGGACCTAATTGGGGTAATATAAAATAGAGGAGGAAACTATGAAACAATATATAGACAAATTTATGATCTGGCAATTACATAACAGAAGAGAAATTGTTTGTTTTGTGGCTGGATTAATTATCGGCGCAATCATATTTTAATTATGTATGGCTTACCTAAATGCCAATATCCCCTTGATTTATGCACAGATCAAGAGAGAGTATCTCTATGACCTTACCGGACATCATGGAGAAGTTGAAGACTGTATTGTCTTTGGTGTGGCGTCTATTACAGGACGTCCTATCCTCTTTCATTGTATTATGGAAAACGGTGCTGTGTTCTATCGTCTCCCTATTTCGGCCTTCATTCAAAGAGGATTTAATGTCAAAGAAGTACCTAGGTATAGACTTGATGAACTGGAGTTATGGAATTGCTTTAGTTATTATCCTGCTGTTACTTCTTACGATCTCTTAGACGGCCAATCAGGTAAATTTATAGGTAAAGATAAAAAATGGCACAAGGGTGCTTATCTTTTTACTATTGACTGGGCCCATCCAGAGAGTAATATAGTAGATACAGATCATTCTGAAATTCCGCACGAACATAAGTGCGCTCACATAATGGCCTTGAATGACGGTAATTATGCGGCTCAGCCCAACAATCGAATTATATGGAGCATCCCCTCTTTCACAGTAAAAGATACTGTTCCATTTGATTGGAAGGTTCAAACTACAGAATGGAATGTAGAGGATGATATGAAATGGAAAACAGAAGATTCCGATAAGTTCTTCTATGGAATTGAAGAGAAAAAAGATGATTAAAAAATTATGGAAAAAATTTGTTAATTGGCTTTTTGCATGACAGAAAAATGACTGAACGTTGGTGTAAAAAATGTAATAAGATGTGCCACTGCCCAAATGCAGAAGGTGAATGTACCAACTGTGATTGTAATAGTAGAGCAGAAGATAAAAGTTTTGAAAACGAAGGTGGGCTGGTAATTGATGACACTGGAGAATGTGAGAGCTGTCAATGATGGAAAAAATTTTAACGATGTTGGTGGGACTCCTAATTGCATTAGGAGGCTGGAGTCTATCTAGAACTTTTGAACTTTCAACTATTCAAGCAGTACATGAAAATCAAGTAGACAAACTTGAAAGACAAGTAGAGAAACTACAAGACCAAATGGATCGTATGATGGATTCAGACGAAGAGATTATGGAACAACACGAATTATTATTTAAAAAATTACAGGAAGGAAATGCTCCGAGCACGGGATATAATTATAACTAATGGCTGACATATCAATTAAAGGACATAGTCCAATTCTTAGACAAGGATACAAAAAAGGTGGGAGTGTTTACCACATTCTTCT